AAAGAATACGAAGATCAATATTCCATGAACCCTGATTCTGAATATCCTGAAGTTCTGGAACAGGTCAAAGGTGAACTTGACAAACTTGATCTGTCCACATCTGTTCCACCGCCTGAAGCCTAAAAACACAGGTAAATCAAGGTTTTGGAACAGATGGTACAGATAAAACGCCGGTTCCCTATATACTCTTTTTCTTTTATATTTTTTCTCTATTCTTTGAAGTAATATAGCATCTGTACCATCTGTTCCGTTCCTCAAAACCTCCACAGTTCAAGGCTTTTTGATGGAACAGATACGGAACAGATACAAAAAAAAATGACCGCCCCCGGTCTTGTACACCGGAAGCGGTCAGGCGAAACAAACCCTTTTGAAGTTAATGTTTCAAACGCCTTTGAACATTATATCACATGGGGTTTAGCTTTGCCATACCCAATTTTGAAAGTTCAGGTGATATAATGCGAAATCCAAACGGGTATGGAACGGTTGCAAAGCTATCAGGCCAACGCCGCCGCCCATACATTGTGAAGAAAACCATAGGTTGGAATGACAAAGGCCATCCCATCTATGACATTATCGGCTATGCTGAAACCCGTGAAGCTGGGAACATCATGCTTGCTGAATACAACCGTGATCCTTGGGATGTTGACCGGGCCAAGATCACCCTTCAACAGCTTTTTGACCTCTGGAAAGAAAAGAAGGCCCCGAAGCTGGGTGAATCCAATCGTTCTTCCCTCTGTTCAGCGTTCAAGCATTGTTCAGCGTATGTGAACAAGCCTTATAAACAACTGCGATCCTACCAAATGCAAGAAACCATTGATAGTTGTGGGAAAGGGTATAGCACCCAAGCGGCCATCAAGAACCTGTGGGGCCACCTTGACCGGTTCGCCCTTGAAATGGATATAATAAACCGGTGCTTCTCTGAACTGCTGACTTCTGATCCAATACCGCCCACCAGCCGCCTTCCGTTTACCAACGATGAAATCAAAACGGTGTGGGAACATCAGTCTGATCCTTGGGTTGATACTGTTTTGATCTTGCTATATTCCGGGTGGCGCATCTCTGAATTTTTGAACCTGAAACCTGAAGATATAGACTTGAAGGAAGGCACGATGAAGGGCGGCACCAAAACGAAAGCCGGTAAGAACCGCATTGTTCCCATCCACCCGAAGATCAGGCCCTTGGTTGAACGGCGGCTTGCTGAAGGTGGCCCCCGGCTGATCTGCTACAACGGGAAGCCATTCAATCAAACCCAATACCGGACTTTTTGGGCAGAGATCATGACCGCCCTGAAGATGAACCATACCCCGCACGAATGCCGCCACACCTTTGAAACCAAATTGGATAGCGCCGGGGCCAACCGGAAATGTATTGATTTGCTCATGGGCCATGTGTCCAAAGACACAGGAAACCGGGTCTATAATCACAAGACTTTGGACGAACTGAAGGCCACCGTGGAACTGATTTCATAGGGTTCAAACCGGTGAACATTTTAGGCCGCTGAACGCTGAACTATGCACACATTAGTAACAAGAAAACCCCGAACCCCTGAAAAATCAAGGGTTCGGGGTTCGTCTGTTTTTATTATACCATAAATATTTCTACTCTGCAACGCTCTGAAGCGCCTGAATACTGAACATTTCAGCCCTTTGAAGTTCGGTGAAATCGGGGTTATTAGTAACATAGTAGAAACACGCAAAAAAGGCCCTTCCAGCTTGAACCGGAAGGGCCTTTTCTCATGATCAGGTTTTGGTGGCGTAGTCAAGGGAAATCCACCCGGCACCGCTTTTCAGTTTGCCCCACTTGGCCGCACCTTTGCCGGTGCTTTCAGCCACGATGGTATAAATACCGGGCTGGATGTAGCCGGTTGCACCGTAGTTTGTGCCGGGGCCTTTACGGATATTCAGGTTGGTGATCTTCACCCGCACATGGTAAGGGGTCACGGTGGCCCCTGTGGTGCCGCCTGTGGGCTTTTCTGCGGTTGGGGGTGTAACTACTACCCCACCACCATTGGAAGCGCCCTGAAGCCTTCTGTTGACTTCTGCGGCAATCTCCCCGTGTCTGGAATAAAGATATTCCCCCGGACAGGCTTTGTTGGCGAAGTCACGATGAACGGTCATGTTGCATCCGTTCCGATGATTCACACGGTCATTCTTGTTCGTACTCCACACCAACTTCTTGATCCCGTTGCGCTTGCAAATATCCGTTACCAAATCCAACAGGGCCGCATAAGCCTTGGCGGTGACGGCGTAAGGGTGGGTGGTGTCAGAAGCAACTTCAATGGTGATTGCCCGGTTGTCATTGGTGCCGTTGCTGGAACACCAAGAACGATCCTTTTCATCCACGGAAAGGCCAATGGAACCATCCTTACCAACAACATAGTTGGCGGAACATTGCCGGTCTGTGGTGGCGAAATAATCACATCCCTGTTTTGCTGTCCATTGCCCAACGATACAATGAATCGTGATGGTGTCAATGGCGTGGTTCCGGGGGCTGGTTTTGTTTTTCGTGATCCGGGTATAGGTTGCAAGGGCGGAATTACTCATGTTCGGTATCTCCTTTCACCTGAAGAATGGCCTTGAACTTGGTGAAGGCTTCCACGATGTACTTACAAGAAACCATCAGCACAGCGCCCACAATCACCAAATCTGCAAAGATTTCTGTGTATTCCTCCGGGATTGCCCACCCAAGCTGATCCGCATAAATGGGAAGGGTGGTGATTGCCACACACAGCAAGGTCAGGCCCACAACGAATGTGGCAACCTTCAGCCCGGAATTGATCATCTTCTGTTTGTCGAAGGGCTGAAGCAAAATCTTGATGTTGTAGTAAAGGGAAAAGGCCACATTGGACAGGTACGCACACAGGAAGATCAGCATGGCCCACCCAATATTGATCAGGTTGTTCAAAACAGCGTTCAGCATTTTTCAAATCTCCTTTGCATCGTTATAGATTTCCGGGCCGTACAGCTTCCGAAGTTTAATCCGGTTTTCGGCTTTGGCTTTGGAATAGTAAAACCCGGTTGCGGTTGCCAGTTCTGCGAACACGGCGGGGATCAGATAGGCCAGCGGGGAAAGGTCTTTGGTTTCCTCAATCATGTGAAGCGTGAAGGCCGTTACCCAAATGGTAACGGCCCCCACAATAAACAGGATCACCTTTGAAGTTTCAAACCGTGGCTTCTTTGGAATGTTTCGGCGGTTCACCCGTCAACACCACCCGTAATTCCATCAAGGCGGTGGTGGGCGGATTTGGCGGACTGTTCCACGGCCACAAGGCGTTCCCGCAATTCCTGAACTTCACCCTTGACATTCTTCATGTCAGATTTGATTTCGGACACTCCATCCCCGATGTTTTCCAGCTTCACAATCACGGTGGTAAGCTGGGCGGTTTCCTCGGCGGTGTCTTTCTTATCGTTGCGCTTCAGGTTGGAAATACCGGAATACAAGGCAAAGGAAACCGAAAGAACAGAAATCACGATGGACAATTCAAGCGTCATTGTTTACCTCCCATCAGGCCCCGATCAGGGCGGCGATATAGCGCAAATCCTCAACAGGGCCGTTGTAGAAGTCATGATTCCAAATCCAATGATCTTCCTGTTCCGGGCGCTTGTACTTTTGGCAACGGGGATCATCCCAAATTTTCCCCCACCGGGCGTTGTGTCCGGGGGTCTGCTTCATCAGCGTTGCGGTGATCCGGTTCAGAAGTTCGCCCCGTTCCTTGCCCATGCCATCATCATTTTGGGTAAAGAAGTCATAGGCGTTTTGGCTGGTTACGGAACACACCGGAAGATCATTCAGAATCAAAAAACCACCCTGACAATTCAGGATGGTTCCATACCGAATGTTCACTTGTCCGCAAATTGCTTTGAATTTGGCCCGCTTTCGACACACATAGATTTTGTACTCCATTAAGCCGATTCCTCCCAACCATATACACCGGGTTCCCACACATTGGCATCCGCTGTGGAAACCCAATGTTTACTGTTATGGCTCACTTTTGCCCCCTTGGAATAAGCGTCATGCGCTCCTACCGGTTGGCTCCATTCCGGCCATTCTTCAGCGGGGTCATTTGTCTTACTCCACAAACTGGAAGCGGCTGTGGGTGTCCAATCCGCTTGGGAAGTGTGGGCCTGAACACACTTGTAAAGGGTGCCTTGGTAGCGGCGAATCTGCCCTACCGTGTAGGCCACAGGGAAAGCCCATTCAGCGAACAGATCAGCGTGTTCAGCCGCCGTGGTGGGGTCAATGCTCCCGGCTTCTGCCAAGGTGACAAAGACGATTCCACCGGCTTCTGTGGCTTTGGTGATCTCGGTTCCTGCGTCCGTTTCCTCCAAACTCACGGTTTCCAGTTCGTCCATAGCGGCACGGCCCAACAAATGGTAAGCCACACCCTCAAAAACAATGCCCGAAGCATCATGCTCCGGGCAAAGGATGTAGCAACCATTTTCGGCTTTTTTGATGTAGTTCAGGTTCTCGGTCAGGCCGATACCGGCCCCGGCTTTGATGATTCTAAACATTGTCCACCTCCGAAAAAGATTGCATGGTAAAGCCGCCGCAACCGTAGCAACCGGCCATGATCGTTGAAGTTCCGGTAATAGGCGCTTTGGCACTCCATGTATTGTTCTATGTCAAAGAAGGATCGTTTTCCCTCTTTGAACTCCCTGTGAAACAGCTTCAGTTTTCGCCTTGCCCGTTTCACTCCATCCCGGCTTCCATTCACCTTGATCTTGCCGGTTTCGGTAAGTGTGAACCGGGCTTTGCAGAACCGGAATGGCTTTGTAAGCGGGATCACCTTACACTTGCGCTTATTCACTCGGATTCCAGCGGCTTCAAAACGCCTTACAATTTCATGGCCCATCAGCTTTGCTTCATCCACCGTGGGAAAGAAAGCATAGTAATCATCCATGTAATGACCGGCGCAATGAACACGGGCCTGACACTTGATCCATTGGTCAATTTTGCTTGGTAACGCCACCATTTCCTGTTGGGAAGGCTCAACGCCCAAAGGCAAGCCCCGGCCCGGTGTCGGGCATGGGGAAAACTGAATGATCGTATCAGCCAAGTTTTGAAGTTCAGGATTCAAAATCAATTCCCGGTGCCGCTGGTATAACAGGGCGTGGGAAGCATTTGGAAAGAACCCTTTCAAATCCAACAGCAACACAGCACCTTCCCGGCCATAGCGCCGGTAATGCCATCCAAGCTGTTGTTTGATCCGCTTGAACTGCCAATGAAGGCCCTTTCCCCGCTGACTTGCCCCGTTGTCATAGATCATCGAAGGTGAATACAGCGGGATCAGAACTTCATTGCAAAGGGTTTTATGGATTTGTCGATCCGTAATGTGCGGGGCATCTATCGGGCGGATTTTGCCCCTTTCCCGAAGGGTGAAATGGGAACAGGCTTTGGGCTTCCAAGTCTGTTCCAACACCGTTCGCCGCCGTGTTGCCGTACCAGAAAACAGGTGGCCTTCAAAGTTTTGAACACTTTGCTTCCACCGCACCCCGTTACAGCACTTTTTCCCATAGAAGAACATCTTCCGATAGGAAAAAACTTTATTCATTGGCCCAAGGCTATCACACCGGGCCTGTTTCCGTTCCAACCGCTTTGCTTTGCGGCGCTGGAACCTTGCTTCATGCCGTTCTTGGCTTGTCATAATAAAAGTATTCGCCCCTCGTACAAATTCGTTGTAGGGTGCCATCTAAATTGCTTTGTCCTCACACATGAAATGGGTTAAGGCACAATCACCCACCATGCAAGAAGCGTCCGTGTAAGGGCATCAAAGGGCAGTTTTAGGGATTGAAACCCAAGGAAGTACAACTCCTTTTACATCGGTCGTCTTTCACCTGAAAAGCCGTTTGCCTTCTGTTACTACATTTGACCGTGTATATTTGCAAAATCCGGGCCGCACACCAGCACAGTAATAGGCATTGTTATTGTTGTTGTTGCCATCCGTGTTGACATTCTGGAAATTATTGTTGTTGTTGTAATTAGGGGAACGAAGCCACCACCACACCGCCAACAGGCTCATTATCAGTTGCACACCTAATGGGAAAATCATTTCTGTTTCGCTGTTACATTTTTGATTGCCCCTTTCAAAAGTTCGTTTTCTTTGTCGATCAGTTCACCCAAGTTTTGGGCCATCTTATCCAGCTTTTCCATTGCGTCCTGTGACTTCACCGGATTTCCCTTGGAAGTGGTGAAGGCCCCTTCCGGGTTCTGGTTCAGAATCAGGTAAACATGGGTCAAGCGAACATCCAGCGCCATCAGGGAAGCCCGTGCTTCAAGAAGATGGGCCTTCCGCATTTCAATACGCTGGTTGTCCGAAGGGAAAATACTGTTGGCCTTTTCCGCATGGTCGATGATCTCACCGGCCAGCTTTGCTACCGGCTCCGCAATCAGCCGGGAATACCGGGCCGAAAGACGGGTTAGAAAGTTCAGGGTTTCAACATAAATCTGATTGGCCGTGTTGATGAACTCGGCCTTGCTTGTGGTTCTCTTTTGCTTCAGAACAGACATTTTCAGTTACACCCCTTTGGGTGGATTATCGACATTGATTGTTCCTTCCGATTTCTCCACATCTTCCAAGTGTTTCAGAAGAACAAATTCAATGTAATTGGTGATAGATCGGTGTTCACGGGTTGCAAGCGCCCCGATCTTGTCAAAGACTTCATCCGATAGGCGCAAGGTGAAAACACGCTTGTTTGTTGCCATACAATACCCCCTTCAAACAGGCTTATGGATATTGTATGGCTGATTTTGCCCGGTGTATGCACTCAAAAGGCAGTCAAATGATAGCACTTTACCGGAAAACCCCCATTTTCAAAAAAATCGTCGGGGGGGGGTGGCGCGCCC